GGCGCACCATCTCGATGTAGAAGTCAGTTACGTTTCGTGCCTCATCTATCCCCCTAAGTAGGTGAGTATCTAGAAAGCAGTAGTCTACGAAGTCATCCCAGTATTCATACCATCCATTGTGAACGTCCATACCTTCTATTTCTTCAGTGAGTTTAGACCCCAACCCTACAGTTTCAGCGATGTCATTGAGTTTGAGTGATGGTAGTTGTCCCCCACCACTGTCCTTCCAAACACGCTCGAAACCTGTACCGCTACTGGCTTGTGCTGCTGTATCGAATTGCCATCTACCTACGATTGGTTGGTCGGTAGGGTCGTATCTATCCTTACCTCTCTTCATTCTACGTATCTGACCCACAGGGCTGAGTCTTTGTGGGTTAGGTATCCTTTGTAACAGGTGAGGGATATCAAAGAAGGAGCCTGCGTGTGCTATCATCATGTCAGGGTCACGCTCCTGCAGGAATGAGACGAAAGCCTCATGGAGTTCATGTTCTGAGTTGAAAAGCCTCAGTTCATAGGTGATGTCACGCACTTCTCGCATGACAAAACCTATGTTACCAATATCGTGTAACGAATCGCCACCTATGTAGGGACAGTTAGTGCGTTCGTCAGCCCAAGCGAAGACCACTGGCATATCTAGGTCGCTGTCTATCACAGCGATGACTGTGGTGAATGGGTCATCCCCAGTATCACATTCTATGTCGAACCACCACTTACGCGGGTTCCAAACAGGCATCTCATGGACATTGTCGATGAGCCACCTATCTGTGAATCTAACATCAGCCTCGTAGGTTTTGTCAAACTCTTGTCTCATACTGAAGATGTCGAAGGGGGATTCTACTACCACTTTGATAAGTGGAGTGCCATCCAAACCTATCGCCCGCTCATCTGTTATTTGTGTGCCTGGATAGCGCGCTAACAGCCGGCGCTTCCTGTAGTCACCAACATTAGCAGGTATCCAAAAATAGGGTTTGTATCCCTTGATAGTATCCTCAATGAGTTCACCATTGCTATCCCTATAGCGTGTGTAGAGAATAGGAATCTCACCGTTGACATAGAAATCATCGACTATCATTCAATCCCCTCTCTTGTCCATCACCAATAAGACATGGTCCTTGGTGGTGTGGCGGAATATAGCGACAAAATCATTTGCAGTGTATAGTTCTACTGTGCCACTAGGAATTGTGAGGAGAGCGTGAGGTAACCAACCACCAAATATAGATGTGCATGGCTCAGGAGGGCCGTCACAGTCTTCA